CCCTGCCGACGGCGCAGGTGCGGTGGCCGATCATGTTGACCGGGATGCCGGTACGAAGGTCGAAGCCGCAGACGCGGTGCGGCTCGCCCGGTTGGACGGGCTTTTGGCAATGCGGGCATATGGGTGGAATAGTTAGCTGTGCCACGGTTCGCTCCTATCTTGCTGTGGCGGGCGCCGGTCTGATGATGTCAGGCTGGCGCTTTCATTTTGGCGGGTCGGTCGCCCTGGGCTGGCCTGGTGTGCAGCTACCGCAGTGGGTACGGCCTCTCAGCGCAGGAGGAGCGCCGCTGACACCAGGACAGTCAAGGATTACCGACCGCTGGGACTGTGCTGCTGTAGAGCGGGCTATGCCATCCCATAACGGCTAACAGCAGCTCAGTCCCAGTGGAGTGGTCAATCTGCCGGTGTGACGCCGATGCTATCCTCCGACAGGTAGATGGCGTTGACGACCCAAGCGCTGTGGCCGTTGCTGCTGGCGGCGACGCGGCCCAGCCGGCCAGGGATGATCAAGTCTTCCAGGTCGGCGTAGCTGATCAGGTCATAGGCGCCGTCGGTGGTCTCGATGTAGATCCCGTCATCTGTGATACTGATGGCGGCGATCATGGCCGGCAGGACGGTGGCGGGGAGGATCAGTTCCCAGCCGCCGTGTTCGTCGAGGGCGAGGGTGGGGAGTTGGGTGTTAATGGTGGCCATGGGGGCGTTCCTTTGTTTGACGGGTTAAAACCAGAGGCCGTCGTCGGATGGGTTGATGGGGCCGATGATGCGGTCGGCGAGCCAGGTCAGGAGGCGGGTTAGGAGTCGCATGGGGTTGGCTCCTCTTTACCGTAGCGGCGCTGGAGCAGGTCGAGCCTGGAGTCTCGTTCCTGCTTGTGGCACGAGGACCAGCGGTCGTGGTAAATGGCATCAGCGAGATTATCGCCGATGGGGCCGGGAGACCGGACGTAGGGTTGCGGCAGCAGGGGGAGGGGCTTGGTGGCCAGAAGCTCGTCAAATTTGTCAAGGGTCATTGGACGGTCTCCGAATCCAGGTAGCTGGCGCAGCTTTCGTACAAATCGCTCAGCAGCAGATAGAGCTGATCAGCGTCGGGATAGCGGAGCCAGATCAGGCCATCGACAATGCGCAGCATAGCGCGGACGGTGGCAGCCTCGCGGCGGTTCAGCAGCAGCAGCATGGTGGGATTCAGGCTCGCGTCGTCGGGGTCCAGTTGTTGCATTCTCACGGTCGGCCTCCAGGGTGGGTTTGGGCGTGGCTGGCCTGGACGCGCTCGTTGAGGGCGATGGCGTCGGGCCAGATGTTACGGTACTGGTGGAGCAGAACGACTTGGTCGTCGCCGGCGACGCTGGCCTTGGCGCTGTCGAGGGTTGCGTTGAGCTGGTCCATGATGGCGGCCATGCGCTCGGGGGTGGGCAGGCCGTCGCCGGGGGACTGGTAGTCGTCGATCTCGTTGCGGAGGTCGGCGAAAGTGCGGCTGAGCTCGTCGGCGAGGGGCGGGAGCCAGGGGGCGCGCAGGCCGGCGATGGCGAGGAGTTGCTCCATCGATGTGCGTGCGCTGGCCAGGTTCTTCTCTGGCTCGTAGGGCGTGTAGACCTTGATCAGGCCGGTGGCAATGACGGGGATGCACTGCTCGGCATCCCAGGCGTGGACCTGCTCGCGCTGATCCCACTTGGCGAAGCCGTAGACTCTGGCCAGGAGGCGCAGGGCGTCCAAGGGGAAGGTGAAGAGGTGGGGGAGCAGCGCGGCCTCGACCTGGTTGCAAATCTGCTTCCAGGCGCGTTTACCATCGGCGCTGGCAGCCTTTTCGGCCTTGGCGCGGCAGGCGCATTGTTTGCTGCCGTCCGCGCCGTAGTAGCAGATCCACTCCCAGCGCTCACCGTAGGCTTTGCGGATGCGTAGATTGGGGCATGTGTGGCCAGGCGGGCCGTCCACGTCTTTTGGCAGGCCCAGCAATTCCCGGGTGGAACCATACAGGCCATCGTATAGCAGCCCGCTGCCCTGCGGCATGATGGGGATGCCGGTCAACTCGACGATCTGACGGTTTTCGATGGCCTGCCAGGCAGAGGATTTGGCATCCCAGCAGGGCGGCATGGCGCAGCGCGGTTCGTCTTTGACCTGGATGATGTTCGGACAGCCGGCGCAGGTTGGTTGCACGGCTGCGGCCAGGTCGTGGAAGTTGTAGTTGCGCCAGTGATCGGGGAGAACGTTGGTAGCATCACGGATGGCCGACTGTACGTGGCTGCGGATGGTGTCGGAGGACACGCCGTTGCGGGCGCGCTCGACGTTGGCGGCCATGTCGCTATAACCGTTGATGCGTTTTTGGGCTTCGATCGGTAGCGCGGCCAGGGGGAGGAGGGCCTCGGCCTGGCGGTTGGAGATCTTGCCTGTGACCACATCTTGTTGGATGTCTGCCGGCAGCTTGAGCAGACGCAGGGCGTTGGCGACCGTGGGGCGGGAGATGCTGAAGCGGTCGGCGATCTGCTGCTGGGTGAGGCCGTTCTCGATCAGCATGGCCATGAGCTCGGCGCGGTCGATGGCGTTGATGTCGGCGCGGTGGTAGTTCTCGGCGAACACTACGTCGAGCATGGCATCGTCGGTCAGGTCGCGCACGACGCAGGGCACGGTCTCCAGGCTGGCCATGTGGGCGGCTTTGCGCCGGCGGTGGCCAGCGGCGATCTGGTAACGGCCGTGTTGTGCGTCCTGGTCGGGATGGCGGCGGACGACCAGGGGCTGGTGGATGCCGTTAACGGCGATGTCGGTGCTCAGCTCGATCAGGCTGGCGTCGTCGTCGGCATAGCCGGCTGTGCGGCGCTGGAACGGGTTGTCGTCCAGGGCGTGGAGCGGGATCTGCTGGATGCGCTCGCCATCGGCGACGGGGCCGAACATGGCGGCCAGGTCGTCAGTGTTCGCGCGCGAACCGTCACCCAGAATGTTAGGGGTTGGGGGGCGGGTCATGATCAAAACTCCAGATCGGCTTCGACGTCGACCTTGCGGCGGCGCGTGCCGGGCTTGGGGCCGGGCTTGCCGCGCATGGTGGTCTTGGGCAGGTCCTTGGGGACGCGCAGTGGGGGCACGAGCTCCGGGGTGTGGCCGTTGGCGCAGATGGCGGCGGTTGCGGGGACGGTGGCCAGGCCGGCCTGCTCGGCGACCAGGTGGATCAGGGCGCGGCGCAGCATGTCGATGGCCTGCTGCGGGTCGCAGTAGATGCTGGCGTAGGTGATGGCATCGCCGGATACATGCTGGATGAGCAGCATGGCGGAGTTGGTGGTCAGCGGGATGTTGGCGGTTCGAATGGGGTTCATTGGACGGTCTCCGTGAGTATGGCGGCTTCGTCGTCCATCTGTTCGGCCCAGGTGCGGAGTTGGTCAGCAGCGGCTCGCAGGATGGTGGCCTGCTGTTCGGGCTGGAGCTTGTTGGCGGGCCGGCGGGAGCGGATGACGAAGCGGTAGGCGTACAGGTCGCGGCTGGCCTCGATGGTGATGGGTGGGGTGGTTTTGATCAAGGGCATGTTAGGACTTCCAGACATCGGCGGTGATGGCGCGCAGCTGGCGTTGCTCTTCGATCATGTCGTCCAACTTGGCGGCAATAGTGCGCAGCAGGGAGACGGCATCGTCGCTGTCGAGCGGAAGGGCGGGCTGTTGAGGACTGGCGCCGTTAGTGACCGGGGGCGCTGGATTGTTCAGCACGGGCAGATCAAACAGCTTCCGGTCGCCTCGGTCCTTGATGTGCGTGTAGCCCTTGGCGATGGCGGCCTTGCGCGCATGACGTAACTCAGTGGCGCTCACATCTGTCCAATCTCGTAATAGCAGCCAGTCAAGCGGGACAGAGCCATTGCCATCGTGGATCAGCTTGATGTAACGCTCTACCAGTTCAGGCGAAACCCCTTTCCCAGATTGTTGCTGTTTCTGGTGGCGTTTCTTGCGGCGTTTGACGGTTTGCGGATCGTTGCTTGGTTGAGTGCCTAGCTTGTGGACTTCTCTCCAGAATGCGTCAAAGTCGCCGCCGGGCGACTTGTGCTCGGCAAATATCTGCATCGCTGCATCGCGCTTGGAGTTTGGCGCTAAACCGTGATAGCCTTGCTCCTTGCTGATTTCCATTGCGCGTTTCTGAATGGCTGAGAAAAACGCTCGACCTGTTTGGAGTTCCATGTTATTCTCCTGCCTCTTGACGAGGCGTGGTACAATAAGGGTGGGAGCGGCCTACGTTGGCGGCGCCGGCCGCTCCCGGTCTGTGATCCTAAACCAGCGTGGGGCTGGCGGCTAGGCTGAGCTTTGGCCTGGCCGTTTCCGTTTGGCCAGGTCTCTCGCTGCTGGTATGATCCTGGATCATTTCAGCAGGAGGGATACTGTGATGGTTCTGCGTACACTGATGGATGAGTTCCTTCTGGCCGGCCAGGCTAACGGCTGGAGTCCGCTGACTGTGCGGCAGTATGAGCGGCATCTGGCGTGGCTGGCTGGCTGGCTGGAGGAACATGGCGCCACGGCGCTGGAGGATGTGACGCGCACGCTGTTGCGGCAGTGGCTGGCTGCGCAGCGGGAGCGATGGTCTCCAGCGACGTGCAAGGTCGCGGTCACGGTGCTGCACTCGTGGCTGCGGTTCTGTGAGGCGGAGGGCTACGGCGGCGGCAGCCTGGTGTCGGCTGTCAAGACGCCCAAGGTGCCTGAGACGGTGCAGCGGGCGGTGGATCGCCACGAGGTTGAGGCGTTGCTCCATGCCTGTGAGGAGCCGGCGCAGTCGGGGTTGACGCCGGCGCAGGCGGAGGGGGCCAGGCTGCGCAACGCGGCTATCGTGGCGGTGCTGTTTGACAGCATCCTGCGGGCGTCTGAGTTGTGCGGCCTGGATGTGGGGGATGTGTACCTGGACCGGCTGCGGCTGGCTGTCAGGCGCAAGGGGGGCAAGGAACAGTTGGTGCGGTTCAGCGAGCGGACGGCTGACTATTTGCGGGAGTGGCTGCTGGTGCGTGATGGTTTTGCCGCGCCTGGGGAGCAGGCGCTGTTTACGGCGATCACGGGCAACAAGCCGGGATGCAGGCTGACGACCAACGGGCTGCGGATCGTGGTAAAGCGGCTGGCAGAGCGGGCCGGGGTGGCCGGTCTCTCGCCGCACGCGTTCAGACGTGGGGGGACGGTGCAGGCAATCGAGCTAGGTGCGCCGAACCGGATGGTGCAGTTGCACGGGGGATGGAGCAAGGAGGCGATGGTGACGGTCTACAGCCGGACGCTGGTGGCTGATGAGCGGTTTGACGCGTATCAGCCAATGCGAGCGGTAAACGGGGTAAAATCTACGCTCGCGCGGTAAACAGTGAGTTCTACGCGCGAGTCGCCGGGGGCGTCGCGCGGTAACCGGTTGGTTCCTAGTTCGAGTCTAGGCGCAGGAGCCTAGTACCTGCTAACTGCTATGCGGTTGGTAAGGTGCTGAGAGTCGGAGGCTGGCAGTAGTCGGCCCAGAAGCGTCCGCAGTGCAATGCGGGCGTTTCTGTTTACGTGGTCTTGGCGGCAATGGCGCCGGTCTGCTCGTAGCGAGCAACATACTCATCAAGGGCCCGGCGCAGGTGATCAGAGCGATTGCCTAAGCCCATCTGCTCGACCAGTGCATCGAGCCGGTCGAGGAGAGTGACCGGCAACTTGAACGCTACAAGACGGGTGGTATCTTCTGCCACGTGAGCCTCCTGGGTCTGATTGCCGGCGCATCTGACCGGCAGAGGTAGTATAACACGATTATACGTTAGCTGTCAAGAGGGAATTTTCGATGCCATCAAAAGCAAAACTGCGGGTCACGAGTCACATCGAAATCACGACGAAGATCGCCGGGGTGACACATGACGATCCCAGCACGGGCATGAACAGGCAGGCGCTGATCAGGAAGCACGTCCGGCCCGGTATGCAACTGACGCCGGAGGCTGAGCCTGACAATCCCTACGATCCGGGCGCGGTAGGTCTTTGGTATCGCGCCAGGTTCGGCCTGTTCATGCGTGACGTGCATCTTGGCTACATCGGCCGGACGCACAGCGCGTACGTGGCTGAGAAGCTGCGCGCCGGCAACAGGGTGACGGTCACGGTGGCGCAGGTTACGGGCGGGTCCAAGGATCGGCCGACGTTGGGCGTCAATATCGTGATCCGGTTCTAGACGGCCTGCCTGAGCCGCCAGGGCGGGCGCAGCGGGGTTTTACGAGGTCTGCACGTCAAAACATACGGGCTGGCGCGTTGCTGCTACTGATCTACCCCCCCTATGCAGTGAGAACGGGGGGGGTGGGTCAGTAGCAGCAACGCGTTTAAGGTTTCTCTACCGTTACGAAACATGCCGGGTGGGTGAAGTTCGTAACGTTCGGGGGTTGCATTTTGCGCTTTCATGTGGTACGATGAAAACGTGCAGGGGATGCCTGCACAACACGACCTAGGTGAGGTATGCCCATGGTCGCTCCGAACGTTATCAGCATTGCGGTGATAGTGGGGATCATTGCCCTGGCTGAGGGCCTCAGCCAGGAGTTGCCCGCGCTCGGTGAGCCGTGGGTGCCCTTCGCTGTGGTGGCCCTGGGTGCGCTGGTCAAGGGGCTGCAAGTCATCCTCCAGGATCAGCGGGCACAGCAGGGCTATGCCGTCCAGGCGCCTGGCCATCGGCTGCGCCGTTGGCTGGTGGAGTAGGCTGTCATGCCCCAGCGATCTGCCCGGATGTGTCGGGTGCTCGGATGTCCAGGGCTGGTGCAGGCTGGCCAGGCTGCGTGCAGCCACGGTCACGTCCAGTACCAGGTGAGCAGCGATGCACAAAGAGAGTCGTCGCACGCGCGAGGATACGACGCGCGCTGGCGACGATTGCGATTGATGTTTCTGCGCTCGCATCCTCTGTGCGCTGATCCGTTCGGCATCCACGATGGCAGTCCAGTGCCAGCGACAGACGTTGACCACATTGTTGCGCGTCGCGCTGGTGGATCGGATCGCTTCGACAATCTGCAATCGCTTTGCCACAGTTGCCACAGCCGCAAGACAGCCAACGAGGCCAGGGTAAGGGGGTTCCAATCTCTGGCAACTGCGCCAAGAGAGACCGCCGGGGAAGTCTGCGCACACGCCAGCGAAATTCCTCGGATTTCCACAGGTATACATAACCATGCCTAGAGCAGGACGCAAGCCGAAGCCAACGGCGCTGAAGGAGCTGGCGGGCAATCCGGGCGGCAGACCGCTGAACGATGCGGAGCCCAGGCCGGAGCCGGCTGGCGACGCGCGGCCACCGTACCGGCTGATGCCGAAGGCGCGGCGGTTCTGGCTGGAGAACGCGCCGCGGCTGGATGCGCTGGGGCTGCTGTCGGAGATCGACCTGCCGGCGTTCCAGATGATGGCGACGCATTTCGGGGTGGCCGTGGAGGCGGCGGAGGTGATCAAGGCCGAGGGGATCATGACGAAGGATGAGCATGGGCTGGATCGGAAGCATCCGGCGTTGCAGGTGCTGCGGGACAACAGCGGGGCGTTCCGGGCGTACGCGGCCGAGTTCGGGATGACGCCGAGCAGCCGCTCCAGGGTGCGGTCGGATGCGCCAGAGGAGCAGATGAGCCTGGCCGATGCGCTGTTCGCTGCGGTGCGTGATGTGCAGGAGGTGGGGGACGATGGCCAGGCGTAGTGTTCGCGCGCAAACATCGCCGCAACAGGCCGGACCGGATGGATCGGTGCGGGTGGGGCCGGCTGGGACGTGGTACGATGCAACGGCGGGCGCGGTGGCGGTGGCCTTCTTTGAGCGGCTGCTGCATCATGTCAAGGGTGAGTGGTCGGGCGAGCCGTTCAGGTTGCAGGGCTGGCAGCGGACGATGATCAGCGAGTTGTTTGGGTGGAAGCGGCAGGACGGGACGCGGCGCTATCGGCGGGCCTATATCGAGATCCCCAGGAAGAACGGCAAGTCAACCTTGGCGGCCGGGATCGGGCTGCTGCTGCTGTTTGCGGACAATGAGCCTGGGGCAGAGATCTACAGTGCGGCGGCGGACCGGGATCAGGCGGCGATTGTCTTCGACGTGGCCAAGCAGATGGTGGAGGGGAGTCCGCAGCTCCAGCGGCTGGCCGAGGTCTTCAAGCGGGCGATCACGGTGCCCAGCGCGGCTGCCACGTACCGGGTGCTGAGCGCGGATGCGTTTACCAAGCATGGCCTCAACGCGCACGGGATTGTCTTCGACGAGTTGCACGCGCAGCCGAACCGGGAGCTGTGGGATGTGCTGTCAACGGCGACAGGGGCGCGGCGGCAGCCCATGCTGGTGGCCATCACGACGGCCGGGTATGACCGGGAGAGTATCTGCTGGGAGCAGCACGAGTACGCGCGGCAGATCATTGCCGGGCTGATCGAGGACCCGGCATTCTATGGCTACATCGCAGCGGCTGAGGAGACGGACGACTGGACGGACCCGGCGATTTGGGCGAAGGCGAACCCAGGGCTGGGGGTGTCGGTGAAGCTGGAGTACCTGGAGACGGAATGCCGCAGGGCGCAGAACTCGCCGGCCTACCAGAACACGTTTCGGCGCCTGCACCTGAACCAGTGGACGCAGCAGGAGACGAGGTGGCTGGACCTGGCGGCCTGGGATCGCTGTGGCCAGGCTGTGGACGCGGCAGAGTTGGCCGGGCGGCGCTGTTATGCGGGGCTGGACCTGGCCTCGACGACGGATATTGCGGCGCTGAGCCTGGTGTTTCCTCCCAGCGAGCCGGAGGAGCCGTACCAGGTGCTGCCGTTTTTCTGGGTGCCGGCGGAGAACCTGGTGGAGCGCGGCCGGCGGGATCGGGTCAGCTATGACGGCTGGGTGCGGCAGGGGCTGATCACGGCGACGCCGGGCAATGTGATCGACTATGAGACGATCCGGACCGCGATTGAGCGCCTCGGCGAGCGGTATGACATCGGCGACGTGGCGTTCGACCGCTGGGGCGCTGTGCAGATGTCGCAGCAACTGGAGGGCGCCGGGTTTACGATGGTGGCCATGGGCCAGGGTATGCAGTCGATGTCGCCGCCGACGAAGGAACTGCTGCGGCTGGTGCTGGATGGCCGGCTGGCGCATGGCGGCAACCCGGTGCTGCGCTGGATGGCTGACAACCTGGTGGTGCAGACGGACCCGGCCGGCAACATCAAGCCGAACAAGGCGAAGTCGACGGCCAGAATCGACGGCATGGTGGCGCTGATCATGGCGCTGGACCGGGCCACGCGACACGGCGCTGCGGCGCGGTCGGTGTATGAGGGCCGCGGGTTGCGGGTGCTATAGGACGGATAGGTCGGTTTCGGCGGATAGAGACGTTAGCAGAAGGAGCAACGCAATAGGAGACATGGCAATCACCCTGATGTTCTTCGGCATCGCGGCTGCGCTGGCAACAGTGGCAATCGTGGCCGTGGTGCTGGTTGACCGTGCGGAGCGTGGACGATGAGAACGGCGCTGGCTGCGCGTGGTGCATTGCGGGCCGGGCTGGGCGCGGGCGCTCCGCCGCGGTGGTGGCTGTCGGGCGGCGTGGCAGTGGCTAACGCGGTGGCTGTGTACCAGCCAAAAGGCGCGGTGTCGTTGGCGGCGTCGTATGTCAACCTTGCCAACCCCGGTACGTACAATGCTGCGCCGGGGATTGCGCCGACGTTCGACGCGGCGGGGTGGACATTCGCGGCGGCGAGTAGCCAGTATTTGACTACTAATGTTGTGCCAACAAATCAAAACTGGAGCATGATTGTACGCATTTCTGATGCGGCTAGTGGGTTGATTTTTGGGCAACGCAGCATGGGCGCTGGGCTCACAAGTCATTTGATAAGCTCAAACGCAACTGGCGACGTAGTGTCATATCGTAATGGTGGCGCTACTGATGTGTCAAAAGCGCCTGGGCTGGC